TGCAAGGTTTTTTGTAAGTTCTATATACTTAAATTTTTCATCTAATTTTTTAAGAATTAATACATCTACAAAGTTATATTCTATAAATTTTTCTTTATCCTCTGTAAATAATCTATCTAGTGAACCTTCATATTCAATTTTCTTTTGATCTACATATTTCTCTCCTAAAGAATCAAGTTTATAAGATGGTTCGTCTTTGAAACTATATTTTTTGTGTAAACGTATATAATCTAAAGAAGCAACTCCAGCGATGCGAATAGGCATCTCTTCACTCCAATGACGCTCTTCTATAATATTAATGGGAGACATTCTACTTGCTGTGCGTTTACCCATAGTATTTTTTATTCTATAATAAAGATAAGGAATATCAAAATAATCACTATTATATCCAACTAGAATATCAGGTTGAACTTCTTCCATCATTGATACAAATTTATCAAGTAAATCAGTTTCTCTAGATACTGGGATTACTTCCCTTCCTTGGGAATCAAAAGTATGTTCAAGTTTTCCTTCTTTATCAACAATAACAATTTTCCATTCATCTACTTGTCGATCCCACCATGCAATTGAAGTGACTGGTTTTGGGGCCGACTTAATATACTCTGGGGTTAAAGCACCACCC